TGTTTTTGTTTAAATTTTTTTTTTTTTTTTTTTTTTTGAAGATTCAAAAGTAAAATAGGTTGTAAAGCTAAAAACTAAATTCTCAATGGTAAATTGGACCATCAGACATGTAGTCGGGGAAGAGAAGAATTTGTCTCGGAGTGATTCCGTGTTCTTTCTCGTAGTCGGCCATAGTCTTATAATTTTCGGGAGTGTAGTCCGGGTTTTCAAGGAAATGGGAGGGATCCCAGCGTCCTGAGTAAGGAAGGGGGCCTTGATAAGTCCGCAGTTTATCTCGAATAGTAGATATAGAGGGGAAGACTTTTGCTTGGAAATGAAGATAGATGTCTTCATATTGTGAGACTGATCCGAAGAGCAGTTGTGATTCTCGTATCCAGGCGAGGTTATCGCTTAAATCAGCGTAAGGAAGATATAGTTCGAATACATCTTTCAAAAAGTTGTGACACTTTTCGTCTGATCCGCAGAGTGCGGTAGCGATGCCTAGTGATCTAACTGACATTGTCGATTCTCGGATACCATGTTCTGGGTAGCAGAGTTGAGCGACTAATTTGTCGATTGGACGTTTCGGAAGTCCGAAGTTACATTCATACTTTAGCGTCATGATTTTTGATCTGAGCGTAGTGTGAATCGTTTTGTCCAGGGAAGTATCCATGTTCCATCGTTGCTTACAGTAGATAGGATGAAATTTGAGCCATGCGTACATGCGTTCAATTAATCCTTTAGTGAAGAGGGTGGCGTCATCGCCCATGAGGAAGAGGCGAATTTGGCGAATCTCGTCAGGAGTGAAGCCGAATTCAAGGAGTGAATCCAGGATGGCAATCGCGTTTGTAAACGATTGGAAGAGTTGGGTCGTTAATCGTCCAGAGGGTTCTCCGGCGACATCGATTCTCTTGTAGGCGTATCCTTCAGCGGTGATAAATGTCATGTTGCGAGTCCAGTTCATCTCAAAATTGAGAAGATTGTCGATTCGGTTGTACATTTTGTCCGGTGTGAGGTCGGGATATGCGGGATATTCAACGGTCGGGGCGTAACCATGTGATATGATGATTTTGCGACGAAGGTATTTTAGATAGTAGAGTCTGTGAAATTGTTCAGGGTTTGTCTGGTCTAGTTTGGCGAAGTCCAGGGTCTGATAATAGTCGTATTCTTGTGCAATTTGGTCAAGATAGACGTTAGAACCGCGTATGGTTTCAAGTCCATGCATGATACAGGAAGTGGGCTTTCTGCATTGTATGAGTGCTGGTGATTGCGTCATCGATATAATATCGTAGAGTTCGTCGTCAGTTGCACATACTGGTCTCGATTTCTGTTTGTCAGGAGTTGAGATTTGATTGCGTGTGAATAGGATGGTGGGGCGTTCCGCGTAATAGTTGACTGTTGCAGAGATGTATTTGATGAAATCATCATCTGATGAGTCAGGGGTAAGTTCCAGGTCAATTGGCGATCCGTTACGTTTAATGTAGTGGATATTTGTTCGTCCATAGTGCTTGGTCGCGTTATAGTAGAATCCTTTGGAAGTTGGCATTTGGCCGTATTCATGAGGGTGATTCACTTTAGCGAAAACGTTGCGTTTAAAGGATGATCGGTTTAAATAACCGGTGCCAGTAACAAGGGGGCGTTTAATTGCTTGTGCATCGACGTAGTGTATCGGTAGATATGGGGTGATGTCAAAGAAGAAGTCAATGAGTGAGAGGATAATCTCTTCTCTTTCTGAGGTCATGTCTTGGCATTTGCGTCCAGGGTAATTGAAATTACGAAAGGTGGCTTCCGTGGTTCCAAATGGTCTGCCGTATTGTCGTACATAGGATAAGTACTGTGGGTACTTAAGGTTGAGAAGGTTCCAAAGTCGGATGTCAAGTGGTTGCATCATGTTTCCAAATTCGTTAAGAGTAGTGGAGTGTAACATTATACAATGGTACTTAGTCATCATCGCGTCATAAAGAGCGTCGGCGTGGATAATTCGCTGCCGGTGGTAGTGCAGGGGGACGAATCGTAGGCCAGGGGCGGGAAGGCGGGCTTCAGGAATGACAAATGTCTGATCATATGATCGGAAAAATTCGTAGGGAATATGTTCGTTGTCAAATTCAAGCTGTGATTTGTAGGAATTATTTCTAAGTTCATCAATGAGTCTGTTGATCTCTGTGATTGGTAAAGAAGTAGCTACTGAGGCTTGGACACGGGCGTATTGTCTCTGGTAGTCAGAGTCTGCGAG